ACCTCACTATTTCTGTATATGTCTCTGTGCCACTAGGCGTAATCTCTGTCCATGTTTCTGTGCCACTCGGAGTTATTTCTGTGAAAGTTTCCTCTGTTGCTCCTGCATTTACCTCTATAAATAGTATATCTCCAGAAGATGTTTTTGTAAAATTCAAATCTGCTGTGGCTGATGTTATACCTATCAATGATCCTAAAGATGTTTGTGTAAAGTCACCGATAATATTTATCTCAGAAACATCTAACCTATTAGCCGCAGTTGTCTGTGTGAAATCAGCACTTATGTCAGCAGATGTAATTCCTATTAATAACCCAGTTGATGTTTGTGTAAAATCTCCACTTAAATCTGCTACACCAGCTAATATACCAACGCCTACAGATGTCTTAGATGCTACACCATTTAACTCTGCACTAGCTGCAAGTAAGTTACCACCTACATCAGCGATAGCGGCTTCAGCGATAGCAGCATGACCTAACATTTATTACTCCTTAACAAGCCATTAATACACAAGGCACTAGATATGTGCCATCATCATATGTGTGTGATACAATTGTTGATGTTACTTTTGCTATTGTTTTACTTCTTATAATATCATCACCTTGAGGTTTTGCAGTGCCATTTCCTGCACTCATAAGCAAATCACCTCTTGCGACTGTTGTTCCTTTAGCAATTCTTATGACCATATCACCTGTCATTGCTACGACCATATCGTTAAAATCATCATCATTATCCCAACTCACAAAAACTCCTGCAACATTAATATCACCCTCAACACTAGATACTGCCATCTTATTTAACTGTTCATTATCTTCTGTGTATGCAGGTTTCTTTACATCACCTACAGAAACTCCTTTTGGTGGTTCATCTTCTTCAGTCCATAAAGTATCTTTGTGCGACCACACGACCATTTCATCAAGGTTTGTCATTACTGTGCCTTTTACTATTGATATGTCTTTTTTATTGTTTGTTAATCTTGAATAACGAGCTAAATGACCACCATTAAATGAAACAGTAGAACCACTTATACCTATATTCCCCTCTGAACTACCCTCATGCAGAAATTGAATAAGAGTGCCATCGGTTGTTCTATTAAAAAAAGCACATTGCGTGTTGTTAGAACTCATTTCAAGTTGTGCTGTTGGTCTAACAGAAAAAGCACCTGCTATGTTGGATTGTGCTGGTGTAGTATTAGTGCTTCCAACCATAAAATTGCCACCACTTGAAATTCGCATACGTTCAGTCGTGCCAGTTTCAAAAGCAAAATTTCTATTTGTGCCACCATCTTCTGCTCTTAAAACAACTCTATCATCTTGAGATGTTCTTATTGTTAATGCAGTGTTTTCTGTTGTGTTACCTACTGTTAATGTTGATACACCATCTGTTCCTCTTAAATGAAGTAGAGTTGATGGACCACTAGTGCCAATACCAACCCTGTTATTATCATCAATCCTAAATTGTTCTGTACCATTTTTTAAAAAAATATGACCTCCGTTTCCAGAATCATAATGGATATTTTCACCACTGCTTGACTTAATTTCTAAATTATCAGTAGCAGTGTCACCTAGTGAGTGACCATCACCAAAAACAATACCACTATTAAACGTAGCTTTACCAGCATCTGACATATCTAGAACTAAAGCATTTATAGCAGCACCACCATCATTGCCCTGAAATTTAATATCTTTATCTTGAATTGCTGACTTTATAATTAAATCAGAAGCAGAATTAAATACTCTACCAAATTCAGTGCCACCATCTTTCAACATTACAGCACCACCATCAGCATCAAGTGTAATATCACTTGCACTATCTATTGTAAAACTTCCACTAGATAAGTCTATTTCAGTGCTATCTATAGTAATGTTATCTATTGCAATTCCAGAATTAGATGTAATAGCACCACCGAATGTGCCACCTGCACCTAATAGTCTCGCTGTATCACTTGCTCTTGTCATCCGTCATCTCTTTATCTTTTAGTAATGTTATAAGATTATTTGTGTAAA